TGCTGTGTTGGTATCTCCGGACATCCTACGACCAAGGGCCTTGTACTTTATTCCTGTACTAGTGCGTCCCTTGTTGTGTTTGTGATACTGAAGAAGTTCGTTCAACCTGTGCTTATCTTTAGGATCACACAGGGATAGGTAGAATTGATGTTCTACTTCAAGCACATCAACGTCCACGTGAGCATCAAACCGCGATGCATCTAGTGACAAGCAGATTGGATCTTTGAATGTATCCCACTTGTCTAGTATTAACCTTGCCCGCTCCTCCGCATTAGCGCACTTTCCGAAGATTTTAGTTTTTCGAAAGTCAGGTCTACATCCCATCTCCTTTCTAAAACTAGTTAAGCTATATACCTGGTGTTCAACTGGCTTTAGGATTGATGCCAGCTCCAAGTTATGCCGTGGGTTCCTTGCCTGTATAGGGCGTGGATCCTTTGGCTCTTGCCATGCCTTTTCCGCTTTAATGAACATATTCACGCGGGCGTCCAACGCACTTGAGGGCGCAGACGCTAGATCTCGCATGGCATTTTCGTAGACAGTTCTCTTCTTACCAGAGTAACTGTTCACAACCTGTGAATAAGGGTATGATGGCTGTAGTCCGCCACTACGGTTCCTAATCTTGCCAGCTATAACTTGTGCACTTCTCTTTAGAGCACGCAACGACTCCTTGTCGGGCTTCGGGACCGGCTGTAGCACCCGCGTTTTCAAACCGTGCAGCTCGTTGCACGTACAGCTTTGAGCGATATACGGTGGACGGTAATCTCCCAAGCATTCGGGTCTAACTGCCGTAAAGCACTGTCTCCTTCCATTGCACACTGAGACTAAAGCATGAGTGGTGATAGCGCAGCCTGAATCAACCTTAAGGCTCCTCGACTTCTCGGAACCACAACAGACTGCTCTCATACCGGTCGGCCTCAGAGAAAAGACTCTCGGAAGGATTTGACAGGGATACTGGGTCGTGGGAGGACCCATTCGTCCCACATTTCTAAGAATGCTGCCTTCAAACCGATGTTGAAGCTTAATAAGTCCCACCAGCGCCACAGAGCAACACTAGGCTGTTCGCCACGGGCAACAGAAGAGCACAATTCTATGGTGCGCCGTGCCTCTATAGTTAGAGCCGGCCAATATTCACCTGTGTCCTTCATAACCATGGCTGTAGTTATGCTCGGGATAAGGAATCGGTGCAGATCCGTATAATTAATGGATCTCTCCTTAGCCCACACTATCGCTCGTCCCTTAAGCATGCGCAATAGTGCTGTGGTACGTTCATCAGTCCCTGCATAGACGCGTAAATATGCGACAAGGTCTGGACAAACGTAGAGGCTTTGCTTTGCAAATCGAGAGCCTACAGTTACCTTCTCAACTCGATATGAGCAATCGGCCTCATCCTTAGATTTACCAGCAACATAGTATTCTGTACAGTCGGGTTGAATTCCATAATCTGATATACTCCTTCCGACTGGTAACCGTGTGTTCCTAAGAATACTATCTAAACCCCTTGCTGCACGCATGGTATCAGGCTGCAAATGACATGGAACCAACCTCTT